TGTGGGAGTTCCGCTAATCCTGGATTCGCTTCGAGAACTTGCTCGACGTAGCCACTTTCGTCGCCGTATTGCTCCCGACAAATCATATCGAGCATTTCGCCTTGGATGGTAGTGTAAGCACGATTCATAACATCACCCGAACAACGTTTGGACGATTGAAACCGGCGAGAAATTCCCGCCGGAATATCGTTTCAATTGTATACGAAAGACGTCCTTTCGGGGCATGCCATTGGCGTCGTGGTATGATTGGTCTTCGCTTACACCTTCAATGACATGCATTCCGTAGACGTTCCCAGCCAGCGTAATGAGCGGCAACACCGTTCCCGTGATTGCGGCCTGCCGCATCTGTTCGAGCGTGGTTAATCCGCCAAACTCGTGCGGAAAAAGAACACCTTCAATAGTGGTCGTATCACTATCGCCGCCGGTCCACTGTAGGCGGTTCAAGCCGCCCACAGTTTGAATATCGGCCCATTTTGTCGATAGCTCGCGTCTGACGCCCGTGTATCCAAATTCCAACGACTGGAACATGAACGGGCCAAGACACATCGGAGTTGACATTACATTCCTCCATCAGAATAAGCGCCGTTCGATGCCGCTTGCAGTTTAGCCGATATAGCGGTTGCGACTGCTGCGCCAATCTCAGCCGGTAAAGCGTTTGTCATTGCATGTACAACGACCTGAATATTTGAAGGCACAGACGGATTGGTCACTCGGACATCTTGCGTACCACTCGGCACCGTTTGCACTGCTGAAGCGATAGATACTGCTGGACTCCCGACGATATTGACATTTTCCGGCCCCGAACTGGCGGGCGAGCGATACTTGCCAACATCGATAGCCATAGCTTCTTTGAGCGATGGGCGCTTGCCGTCCTGTTCGCCAAACCAGAAAGTCGGATCCCATAGAGCCGCTATGCCGCGATTGTGAGTTGCGTTAAAATCTGCCGCTTTCTTCTTTTGTTGGTCTGTGTGCAAAGACGCCGCCTCGTAATGCACCTTTCAGATTTCGCCATGTTCCACCACCTCCGGGGCCAACCGGAGCTGTGCCATTCCCCGCACCCGGCGCAGTCGGCAAAGGCGGTGTTGGAGTAGGTATCTTTCCGATATTTAGCAGCCGCCGCATTGGTTCAGCGATTGCTAACATTCCTGCACCAATCATTACCCAGTCAACCGCTGACAGCTTCATCATATTGTCAGCGAAATCACCGATACTGTTAGCGCCTTTGACGGCGTCAATCAGCTTTGCTGCCGCATA